TGGTTACTGTGCTAACATTTATTTGGGTTGCACTGCCATGACTAAATTAAAGCTGCTTGATCTGTTCAGTGGCATTGGTGGCTTTTCATTAGGCTTAGAGCGTACAGGCGGTTTTGAAACTGTTGCGTTTTGTGAGTATGAAGAGGCGCGATGGCCTATATTAAATAAACATTGGCCTAATACTATTATTTACAAGGATGTGAAAGAAATTAATGGAAAAGAACTTACAAGAAAGCATGGACAAATTGATGTCATTACCGGAGGTTTTCCCTGTCAAGATTTGTCAGTTTGCGGACACCAAAGAGGCATTGAGGCGGAAAGAAGTGGTTTATGGTCTGAAATCGTCCGTTTGGTTAGCGAAATTAGACCCGGTTACGTTATCGTGGAGAACGTCGCAAACTTGCTTTCTGGCCCTAGCGAAAAACCTGGAGCATGGTTTGGCAGAATTTTGTCAGACCTGGCCAGCATCGGGTATGATGCAGAATGGGAAAATATACCAGCGTCAGCCTTGGGCGCTCCCCATCGCAGAGAGCGTGTCTGGATTGTGGCCTACCCCTCTGAAAAGCGACTTGCAGGCCAAATTTACCGCCAAATCAATCCGGAAAGTTTTACCGGGGCCTTCCCAAGAACATCTATGTTACCGCCCGTTACTCATGGGATGGGGGATGCACCAGACAGCTTCACTTTACGCGGTCGCGATGGGTTTTCCGAGTTCATGGGCCAACTTAACGCTTACGGAAACGCAATAGTACCACAAATTGCTGAAATTACTGGCAATGCAATATTGGAAACAGAAAAATTAGTAAGCTAACCATGACAACAAAGTGGCTTAAAACAGACCACTTGATTTATTTGTAATTGTTTTATATGATATTGCAAAGGATCTTTTTATGGCAGCAAATTGGCAAATACCTACAGTTGAAAACAGAGATGAAGAATTATTACAGTCATTGCTACAAAATCAACAAATACCTGTAAACAATAATAACTCTGATTTAGTCAATGCTCTGCAAAATATTACACAGCCTGTTGATCAATTTGCACAAGATTATATTGTTGACCCATTAAATAAATTAGGTGGTGGCACAGGTGACAGTTTAAAATCATTAGTTAATTTTTTACCAGAATTAAGTTTTGGAGCTGATGTGCGAGATGCTACCCAGGGCAGCAATCAAATAATAGAAGGCATAAAAAACAAAGATATTAGCGAAGCGTTGGAAGGTGCTGCTTACATGACTGCCGGGATAGCCGGAGGAATACCATTTTATGGTGATGTTGCAAAAGAAGCTGCACAAGCTGCTATACCATTTATGTTTGGTACTGCTAGAAACTTAAATTTACCCAAAGTTAGTGATAATTTAACGAATGCTGTAGTAAAACAAAACCAAATTGATGCAATTGAAAAAAGCGGTGCGGCTAAATCCGCCACTAAGTACGACACGCCAGATGACCCTTGGTATCATGCAACACCAGAGGAAGAAATAGTCGGTGGTGAGTTTGATTTATCACGAAGTGGAAGTAATACAGGTGCGAAAGATGCAAAAGACGTTGTTTACTTTTCTAAGGGCAAAGGAACTGCGACTGAGTATTTAGAAGAAATTGAGATGCTACCACCTGCTAAACAAGCAGAATATGAAACATTGATTAAAAAGAGTAATGAGTTAGAGGCAACGGCAAAAAAGAATAACAAGTACCCTTGGAAAGAGGCTGAGTGGCAACAGGCTAGAGATGCTTATGAAGAGGCTTACGCATTAGACCAGAAGTTTAAGCAGACTAAAAAATCAGGGAGTTTGGTTGAGGTTAATGTTAAGCCGACAAACCCGATGACGGTAGATATGAAGGGTGAGGCATGGGACGAAGCTACTCAGGCGGCACATATTAAGCAAGCTAGAGAAGATGGTCACGATGCCGTAATATTTAAGAATATGCAAGACAGCGGATGGTTTGGCGGAAAGGGTGCTGACGATATTATAGCAATGTTTGATCCTAAACAAATCTCTATTAAGAACACAACGAGATATGACCCTTGGTCAATCCCAACAGGGAAGTACAACACGCCTGAGTTTAAGAAATGGTTTGGTAACAGCAAGGTTGTTGATGAAGGCGGTAAGCCTTTGACTGTTTATCATGGGACAATTAGTGATTTTGACGAATTTAAGGCGGCAGATTTTGGTTCTGGTGCTAAATCAAGAACGGGAGGCGGTAATTATTACGCTGGAAGGGATACATTTTTCTTTACGGACAAGCCTGTTGTGGCGAATGATTATGCAAGAAATGTAAACGGTGATGCCAGTGGTGGCGGCAATGTTATTCCCGCTAATCTCTCTTTAAAAAACCCGTTAGTTATTGATGATGTTGAGGGGCGAAATTGGTCTTATTATGTAGATGATATAGAAAACGCACGTCAAAAAGGTCATGACGGAGTTATACTTAAAAATATAAACGATCCCTTCACACATCGGACAGACGGAATTAAGTCTACGATTTATGCTGTATTCGAACCTGAAAAGATCAAGTCAATACACAACAAAGGCAAATACAATCCAAAAGATGCTAACATATTAAATAGCATCGCCCCAATAGCGGGTGCAGGAGTTGGTGGTGCAGCTATAGCATCAACGCTAATGAATGAAAAACAAAAAGACTATAGAAATATGCCACAAACATATTAAGGACAAAACATGGCAGCACCTAAAAGAAATAGATCACATCCTGATGATCCAGCCTTTGAAAAAACAAGGGCAAAAATACAAACTACCCAGTTGGTGAAACGTCTTGAGAATTATGCACTTAACCACAAAGATGAACAGGGCAATGATGTAGACCTAGAGCCACAAAGGATTAGGGCTATTGAGATACTGTTAAACAAGACATTGCCTAACTTACAATCTACAGAAATAAGCGGTAAAGATGGTGGACCTGTTGTCCCTGTGTTGCAGATATTTGAGATTGAAGGTAAAGACATTAATGAAAGCTCACATTAAACTTGGGTTATATCCAAAGCAGAAGAAAGCATTAACTACTACAGCTACCGAAGTTTTGTATGGCGGTGCTGCTGGCGGTGGAAAATCACATTTAATGCGTATTGCTGCAATTAACTGGTGTACACAAATTGATGGCTTGCAGATATACTTATTCAGACGTGTCCGGGATGACCTAATTAAAACACACCTTGATAGCCATAACGGTTTTAGAAACATTTTGCAGTCGTGGGTAGATGCTGGTTATGCAACGATTGTTGAGGATAACGTAAAGTTTTGGAATGGCTCAAGAATTTACTTATGCCATTGTCAGCACGAAAAAGATGTTGGTAAGTACCTTTCTGCTGAGATGCACGTTTTACTAATTGACGAGCTTACTACCTTTACAGAGCGTATGTACCGACAACTGAGAGCCAGAGTGCGTATGGTTGGCATAGACGTTCCAGAACATTTAGAAGGTCAGTTCCCACGCATTTTATGTGGCTCAAACCCAGCCAACATTGGTCATTTATTTGTAAAAAGCACGTTTATTGATGGCAAACAACCAATGGAAATATACCGAACTAAACCAGAAGAAGGCGGTATGTTGCGACAATATATCCCTGCCAGGGTAAATGATAACCCGGCACTGTTAGAACAAGACCCGACATATGTAGACAAACTTAAAGGTATTGGCTCAGATGCATTGGTTAGAGCAATGCTTGAAGGTGATTGGAATGTTGTCGAAGGAGCATTTTTTGATTGTTGGACAGATGACAAGCACGTTGTCAAACCATTTACCATTCCAGAACATTGGACAAGGTTTATATCGGGTGATTGGGGATATGCAGCACCATTTAGTTTTGGATGGTGGGCTGTTGTATCTGATGACTACCAAATGGCTAACGGCAGAACATTGCCAAGAGGTTGCCTGGTAAGGTACAGAGAATGGTATGGTTCTGCATCAAACAAGAACACCGGGTTAAGAATGGAAGCTAACTTAGTTGGTCAGGGCATTACAGAACGTATGGCTGATGACGAGGAGATGGATTATGGTGTACTTGATCCGGCAGCGTTTAGTGAAGATGGTGGACCGTCTATAGCAGAACGTATGTATGAAGGCGGTGGACCGTACTTTAAACGAGCTGACAATAAACGAATAGCACGAGCCGGGGCAATGGGCGGTTGGGATACAATGAGAGCCAGAATGAAAGGCGATGAAGATGGCAGACCAATGGTTGTTTGTTTTAGCACTTGTGTGGATAGCATAAGAACAATACCAGCACTACAGCATGATATGATGCGTCCAGAAGACCTTAACACTCATATGGAAGACCATGCAGCAGACGAGTGGAGATATGGTTGCATGAGCCGTCCGTACACTACCAAAACACCAGAGGTTAAACATGGGGGGTTGCCAAACGAGAACTTTTCTGAAATAATGCGTAGGAACAAGATTGCTCGTGGTGGCGGTGAGGGATACATTTAATGCAAGATAGTCGTAGTCAATTACAGAAATTCTGGCAAAATCAAATACAATCTGCCAAACATTGTGAAGAGCCTTGGCGTAAACAATCAGACAAAATTATTAAGATATACAGGGATGGTGGTGACCGTAAAGGTAAGGGTCAGTTTAATATCTTGTGGGCTAATACAGAAATACTTAAAGCAGCTACACTATCAGCCATATCACCACCTAACGTATCAAGACGCTATAAGGACGAAGATTATCACAGCAAGAAAGCTGTAGAAATACTAGAACGCAGTCTTGAGTTCCAACAAGATCAAGAGATATTTGCACGAACTTTGCGTAAATGTCGTGATGATATGCTGTTGGTTGGCAGAGGCGTAATCTGGTTTGAATATGATGCAGATTTTGAACTTGTAGACATGGATAGCATAGAAATGCCACCGCAAGTTGATGAGGCTGGAGAGCTAATAGACAGTGAAGCATTGTTTATGATTAACGGCATAGAAACTGAGCCTGATAACATTACAGACGATGGCATTGGACAAATTGAAATACAATCATCACAGCGTGTAACACCAAAATACATATATTGGAAAGATTACCTACAAAGCAACAGCCGGTCAGAAGAAGATGTATGGTGGAAAGCTCGTAGGCATGGGTTAGTGCTAGACGAAATCAAATCACTGTTAGGTCAAGATGCTTGCGATAAAATAGACTTACCACAAAACACTAATGACCAAGATGTTGAAGTGTTTGAGGTATGGGAAATATGGAACAAGACTAAAAGGCAACGTATTTGGTTTACAGATAAAGCTACTGATACATTACAAATTGAAAAGCCACCTATTAAACTAACTGATTTTTTCCCTTGTCCTAAGCCACTGTTTCCCTTTGAAACAAATGGCACGATGATCCCAGTTCCAGAATACATGATCTACCAGGAACAAGCTATTGAACTAAATCGTATTGTTGACCGACTGACAAAGCTAACAGGCATGATGAAAGTGGCTGGGGCTTACAACGGTGCAGACAAAGACAGTGTTGTTGATATGAGTAGTTTGGAAGATGGACAGTTTAAAGCAATCAAGAATGCTACTGCCTTTGGTGAAAAGGGTGGTTTTGCCGGTGCATTGTTTAGTTTACCATTGCAAGAGATCGCTGCTGTTATACAGCAACTAGAGGTGCGTAAATCTATAATTAAGAATGAAATATACGAGATTACAGGCATATCTGATCTGCAACGTGGTGACTCAAATGCACAAGAAACAGCAACAGCACAACGGTTAAAGGGCAGTTACGGTGCAATTCGGTTGCGTCCTAGACGTGAACCAATGGAAGAGTTCATTCGTGACAGTTACCGTATCATGGGTGAAATTATTGCTGATGAGTTTTCTGCAACGTCACTGCAAAAATTAACAGGTATAGAGCCTGATCCAGAATGTATGGCATTGCTACAAAATGATCAAATGCGAGACTTTAGAGTAGACATAGAAACTGATAGCACAGTGCAACCAAACGAGATTACTGATCAACAAAAGGCTGTCGAATATAGCACAGTAATAAGCAATATACTTAGTCAGGGAATACCAGCAATACAAGCCTATCCACAAATAGCACCATTTCTTGCTGAAAGTTTAAAGTTTGTGGCTCGTCAATTTAAAGCCGGTAGGCAACTAGAAGATCAGCTTACACAGCTAACTGACAGTATTGAGCAGATGGGTCAACAGCAACAACAGCCTGGACAAGAACAACAAAACCCAGAAGCACAACAGCAAGCTATGGCACAGCAGCAAGAAAGTATGATGGCACAGGCTGACATGCAGATGAAACAACAAGACATGGCAATTAAAGCACAAACTGCACAAATGAATAATCAAACTAAATTGCAAATAGCCAACATGAATGCACAAACTAAAATGATGGACACTCAAACTAGGGCAGAGGCTGAAGCAGAACGTAATGCAACGACCATACGTAAAAACGAGTTAGATGTGTTAGCTGGCAACGCAAGGAACTTTAACCAATGATTGTACCGCAAAAAGTACATCCTAGAACAGGGCAAATAGTTACAGTTGGTGAATACCATAGAGGTGAAATTCGTTTGGCATACAGCCGATTAAAGACACAATTAAGCAAATATTGCAGTTATTTATGGTTTGAATACGCAGCTAAATATAAGCCAAAGAAGCCTAAAAAAGAATTTGCTGCTAAGTTAGATCATTGGAGAGCTACTGGCTCTTTGACAGTTGTAACAGACGATACTGTAGAACACTTTAAGTCACACGCTGATGGCAAGATGTACAGCAGTAAAAAGAAGTATCGACAAGAATTACATGGTATGGGTTATGAAGAAATTGGTAATGACACTCAAGAAGGACTAAAACATAAGGCTGTTTTAGAAGACCAAGCTAAATTAAAGGACATCAAAAACGACATCGAAAGGACATGGGATGGCTATTGAGGAAGTTAAGGAGACAAGCATTGAAGACGATATTATGGCAGCTATGGAAATGGCTGATGAACCTATTTCAGAAGATGATGCTGATTTACACAAGGATGCTACAGAAAGCACAGAAGATGGTGCAGTGGCTTCAGAGCCAGTTCAAGAAGATAGTGGACAACATACGGATGAAGTAGCCACTGAAGAGGCATCTACAGAAGAAGTAGAAGAAAGTTTTACAGCACCAGATTATTGGGATGATGAAACTAAAACTGCCTTTGAAGGTTTACCTGACAATGCAACGAAAGACGCATTTAAACAAAAATTAGTTAATCTTGAAAGAGGTTATCAAAAGAAATTTGACAACATCGCTGATGTTAGCAAAGAACACGAGCAAATTGTGGGGCTTATGTCACCATTTGAGGCTACTCTGAACGCACAAGGTTTGAGCCGTATTCAAGGTATTCAAAGACTTGTAGGTGCAGAGCAGTTATTATCTCAAAATCCAGTGAATGGTCTATCACAGTTAGTTCAGCAATATGGAGGACAAAATGCTCAGGCAATTGTTCAACAGCTTGCACAATCGTATGGAGTATTGCCACAGGAAGCTGATGACAGCCAAGCCTATGCTGATCCCGAAATTTTAGCGTTGCAACAACAAAACAGTCAGATAATGGCTCAGTTGCAACAAAATGAAAATAATGCTCTTAATCAACGCACTAATGAAGCAAGAAACCAAATCAGTTTATTTGCTGAAGCAACGGATGATAGTGGTAAAAAACTACATCCACATTTTGATAAAGTGGAACAAGTAATGGGTAGGATGATAACTGCTGGTATAGCAACAGATATGAATGATGCTTATGACCGGGCGGTTTTTGCTGATCCTGATATACGTTCAGAATATTTAACAGCAGAGCGTGAAAACGTAGCTGTAAAGTTAAACACTGAACGCAAAGCTAGTAATCAAAATAGTAAGGCTGCATCTAAAAATGTAAAAACTAATAATGTTGCACCAGATAATGTTTTAGCTGATGAGCCAGATAATGTTTTAGCTTCTGTACAAAAAGCGATGAGAGAGAGTGTATCATAATGGAGAAAAACTATGGCTTTTGCTAATAGTAACTTTGATGCCATTGTAACAACTACCTTGAAAAACAGAACAGGTAAGGTTGCAGACAATGTCACCGCAAATAACTCAGTTCTTGCTGAACTGAGCCGTAAAGGTAATATTATGCTCGAAGATGGCGGTCAATCGCTTGTCCAAGAACTTGATTTTGCTGAAAATTCAACATTCTCATATTACTCAGGTTATGAAGTGCTAGATATTACAGCATCTGACGTAATAAGTGCTGCTGAATATGATTGGAAACAGGCTGCTGTATCAGTAGTAATTTCTGGACTTGATATGCGTAGGAACAGTGGTAAGAACCGCATGATTAATCTTATTGCAGCTCGTGTTAAGAATGCTGAAAATACAATGGCTAATAATCTATCAACTGGTATTTTCTCTGATGGTACAGGTAGTGGTGGTAAGGAAATTGGTGGTCTTGGTTTGATCGTTGCTCCTTCACCGGCAACTGGTACTGTTGGTGGCATTAACAGAGCAAACTTCGCTTTTTGGCGTAATATTGCTTATGATGCGTCATCAGATGGTGGTGCTGCTGCTTCAGCTACAAACATCCAGGCATACATGAATGCAGTATGGGTGCAGCTTAAGCGTGGTTCAGATTGTCCTAATCTAATCGCAGCCGATAATAACTACTTTAACTTCTTCTGGGAAAGCCTTACAGCAATCCAGCGTATTACAACGAGCGACAAAGCCACATCTGGTTTCCGTTCATTGGAATATAATGGTCCTGGTGGGTCAGCTCCTGTCGTTCTTGACAATGGTGCTGGTACAGATAAAATGTATCTACTTAATACAGATTATTTGTTCTTTAAAGTTCACAAAGATGCAAATTATGCGGTTAGTGATGATCGTGTTTCCAACAACCAAGATGCAATAACAAAGCACATTCTGTTCATGGGTAACATGACGGCATCGAACTGTTCATTGCAAGGTGTAATAAAAGCGTAATAGAAAGGTAAAAAAATTATGTCTTATATAACTGGAATGAATATTACCCAAGTTGACACCTCTGCAACCTTTGAGTTAGGTTCAGTAGGACGTACTTCTGACGGTAAAGTGTATCGTTATTGTCAATATGAAGCCGGTACTGCTGCTGTGTCAGGAGTTGCTGGTGAAGTTGCGTATTATGACGGTGCTGGTGCTACACAAACTTATGTTGTTACTTCTGACGTGTCAGATAGTGTCAATGTAGGTGCTGGTGTACTACAGGCAATTTTAGCTGATGGTGAATATGGATGGCTACAAACTCGTGGCCCTGCAACATTGACTATTGCTTTAACTGCTGGAGCTGATGGAAATGCACTAACACCAGTTGGTGCTGGCGATGGTACACTTGATGTATCTGCTGCTGTTACTGACCATGTGTGTGCTTATGCAGATGATATTTCTGCAAAGCAAATTGTATGCATGTTCCCATAGTAAACTAAATGATGGGGCAGTTAGGAAACTAACTGTCCCTCATTACTATTAATTTAACAAAAGGATTTGATATGGACATCAACGATTTTACAACTACTGCCTCTGCTGATGATGGCAACATAGTTACAATATTTACGAAAAAGGTTATTAACAATTTTAAAAGTAAAGAAGCAGATGAACTTATTTATGATTTTTTGCCATATTTAGAAATTGTTTCTCCCGGTCAAAGGCATTCAATAGTTGTCCGTAAAATAGAAGAAAATGATAAAAACAAGTATAAAAAGCATTGGGATGCTTACCAGAAAAAAGAACAGTTACGATCAGAAGGGACGGCATTAAGAGATTGGTCAGGTGTTGAGCCGGAGATGGTTGCACAATTAGAGTATATGAGCATCTTTACAGTCGAAGATTTAAGTAATGTTTCTGATGGTAATTTAGGTAATATTGGCATGGGTGCTAATAAACTTAAAAATGCTGCAAAATTATTTGTTAGCGGTAAAGACAAAAATGATGTAACATTACAAAAAGCGTTAGATAAAATTGCAGATTTAGAGAACAAAATTGCACTAATGGGGGCTGAAACAGCTATCCCTGATGTACCAAAGACAGGAACACAGGATGAGCCTATTAAGCGTAGTACAAGACAGCCTAAAAGAAATCGGAGGGTTTGAAGTTCCAACAAGCGTAGTTGGTAACACAAACGAAACAGCCGTTTTAAGTTTAGCTTTGGCAAACAGGTCATTGTTAGAAACTGCAAAACGTACTGATTGGGCTAATCAAACTGTAAGAGGCACAATAACAACTGCTAGTGGCACAGATCAATATGCTTTACCGTCAGATTTTAAAGGTCTTATGAATGACAGTATGTGGGATGACACAAACAATCGTAAAGTGTTTGGTCCTATATCTGCTAGTCTGTGGGAATTTTTTAAGAACAGTTCTGTTTCTAATACGTCCCTAACACGATATATGCGAATATACAAAGCTACTGCAAACAATAACAAAGTGTTTTATTTCTATCCCACACCAGATAGCACAGCAACAATTAACTATGAATACCAATCAAATGGTGTTGCAGAGGCTAGTGATGGCACACTGCAAGCTAAATACCTGGCAGATACAGATACAGCGTTACTTGACGAAGATACTGTTGCACTAGGCTTTAAATGGCGAATATTAAAAAGTCGTGGTTTGCCTTATGCAGAAGAATTTCGTGATTATGAAATGGCTATTGAAAGCAGCATAAATGATAACGGTGCTGGAATAATTGATACCGGCTCTGACGTTATGTTTGACAAGTTTTTAGTTATAACTCCTGATGGAAGCTGGAACGTATGAGGCAACCATTACTAGATAATCGCAGACTGCAACAAACTGCACAGATATTTTCGTTACCGTCACCAACTGGTGGATGGAATGCAAGAGATAATTTAGCAGCTATGCCTCCCTTGGACGCAGTTAAAATGATTAATTTTTTCCCTGAGAATGATGGTGTTACCCTCCGTAAAGGTGATGTCCTCTTTGCTGAGGGTATGTCAGGGGCGGTTGAGTTCTTATTTGAGTACGAAAGTGCTGATAGTAATGATTTACTCGCTGCCTCTGACGGTAATTTCTATGACATAACAAGTGGTACACCATCGGCAAAAGCAACAGGATTAACCAACTCACAATGGCAGGGTGAGAACTATAATGCTCGTGGTTTCTTTGTAAATGGTGCTGATGCTCCTAAAGATTGGAATGGTACAACTCTTGCATCAACAAGTTGGACAGGATCTGGTCTTACAATAACAGATTTAATAAATGTTCGTGTTGTTCGTGACAGATTATGGTTTTGTGAAAAAGACACTGCTGATGCGTGGTATGGTGGCATTGGCTCTATTACTGGTGCATTAACAAAATTTGCTATAAGTCAAATTGCTCGTAATGGCACATTAATGGCAATTGGTTCATGGTCAAGAGATAGCGGTGATGGTGCAGATGATGCTACTGTCTTTGTAATGTCCACTGGTGAGTGTTTAGTATATCAGGGTGATGTCAGTAGTACATTTACCTTAGTAGGTCGCTATAATGCTCCTGAGCCTATTGGCAGACGGTGTTTAATTAATTGGGGCGGTGAATTAGTTATTATTACTCGTTCTGGTTATTTAACTTGCACAGGTATTATGGAAGGTAAAGTTAGACCAGATGATGCAATAAGCGAAAAAATAAGAGATGCTGTTGCACAGGCTGTAGAAAATGGTGGCAGTTTAAATGGTTGGGCTGCAATGCTTTCACCAGATGGACGTAAACTAATCTTTAATGTTCCAGTTTCGCAAAACAGCGTATATGACCAGCATGTAATTAACACAATTACAGGTGCATGGGGTCAATGGAAAGACCGTAATATGCAGTCGATGGCAAGTTTAAATAACAGTATGTATGGTGGCTTTGCTGGCGGTAAAGTTTACCGATTAGACGATGGCAATGAAGATACAAGTGCTGGATTTAGTGTTGTTAAAGGTGTTTGTAAACAGGCAAGTAATAGTTTAGTTGCACCAGATAGACCGTTAGATGGCACTAAAAAAGAAGTAACAATGCTTAGACCATTTGTTAAAGGCGGTGGCACAGTCAATTTAACTATGGATGTGCAAGCCGATTTTAGTGATTTACAACTTGTTGCTAACAATCAATCATTAGCACCTAATGCAGAACCTTGGGAAGCCTTTGGTGTTTTTGATTGGGAAGATTGGGAACTTGCCTGGGGTCAAGGGTCTGGTATTGCATCTACAAGTTTAACAGTTGGTGCAGTTGGCGAAACATTTTCTATCGTATTAGACGGTGAAACAGCAGAATCGTTGGTATGGTACTCAACTGACGTAATTTATAGACGTGGAGGAATAATTTAATGGCAACTTTAACAGGTCGTTCGCCAAAAGATACATACGGAGACTTATTACAGGTCAGCAATGCCAATGACGGTGTTGATAGCACTCTACGTTTTGTATCGGACGGTAAAGGTACAAATTCATCATTAAAAATAAGCAGTGCTTCTGCACAGTTTACAGGTACATTAACATCAACCGGCTTGCTTACAACAACAGCAGGGATTGTTTCTGGTTCAAACATTATAAGTGATGCTGATAGCACAGACGATCTTGGTAGCACAGGAGTGCGTTGGGCAAACCTCTGGGTTGATAATATAACTATGGGAGGCACTATTGCTGGTGCTGTAGCTACTTTTAGTAGCACTATGACTGTAACTGGTTTGACAACTGCCACAGGTGGTATTTTTACAAGTGGCACTATCATTTTTGAAGGTGCAACCGCAGACGCACATGAAACTACCTTGACAGTTGTCGATCCTACAGCAGATAGAACCGTATCATTGCCAAATGCAACAGATACATTAGTTGGTAAGGCAACAACTGATACACTCACAAATAAGACTTTAACTAGTCCGGTATTGAACACAGGTTTGTCCGGGACAGCATTTCTTGATGAAGATGATATGTCATCAAACAGTGCAACAAAAGCAGCGTCACAGCAGTCTATTAAAGCCTATGTAGACGCACAAGTTGATACCGCAGATACATTGTCAGAAATTTTAGCTATTGGCAACACAACAGGCGGTACAGACGTTTCTGTATCTACTGATGACAAAGTACAGTTTCGTGATGCAGCAATTTACATTAACTCAAGCACTGACGGACAGCTTGATATTGTCGCAGATACTGAGATACAGATTGCAGCTACGACTATAGACATTAACGGTGCTGTTGCTTTAAACGGTGCATTAACAGGCATTACAAACATTACTTTAAGCGGTGAACTTGATGCAGCTACAGGTGATTTTAGTGGTGACGTTGATGTTGACGGCACGTTAGAGGCTGATGCTATTACTTTAGGTGGCACAGCACTTGGTTCATTATATAGCCCAATTGCAGGGTCTAGCAGTATTGTTACTACAGGTGCATTAAACAGTGGTTCTATAACTTCAGGCTTTGGCACAATCAACAACGGTGCTTCATCTATAACAACTACAGGTGCATTGGGTGCAGGGGCAGCCACCTTCGCAGGGAATGTTACTCATGGCAGTGCTGCCTATGTTACCCAAACGGATTATGGTACTAGTGCAAATAGTAGAATTATTACAGGTGGTACAAATACAGCGACAGGATACTTAGCAGTAGCACAGTGGAATGGTTCAGCATATGTCAACACTGTAAGTTTTTCTGGTTCTGATAATGCAACCACCTTTGTAGGGGAGGTTAATGTCGGTACAACAGCCTCTGGTGATGGGACGCTAAACATTATTGCATCTACTGGCGAGCAAAGTATTATTGAGTTTTCTGATACTACTAACAGTCGTGGTAGAATTTACTATGACCACGCATCAAGTCCAGAAAAGTTAATTTTAGAAACTACTGGCACAACTGCCCTGTCTATTGATAACTCACAAAACGCCACCTTCGCAGGGAACATAGACGCAGTAGCAGGGGGTATTAACCTTGGAGCTACTGGGTCAGCTAACCTTCTGGATGATTATGAGCATGGGGAATGGACACCTACAGTAGTTGGTTCAACAACAGCAGGGACATATACTGTTGCTACAGGCAGTAGTGCCAGATATGAAAAAATTGGTAGGCTAGTTCATGTTGGAGCTAAGATTACATTTGACGCAGCAGGTAGTGGTGGTGGTGCTATTATACTTGGTGGACTGCCGTTTAATTATGCTTCTGGTTCTTTGCCATCAGGAACATATTTACCTAATGCAATTAGTCTGCCAATAGGAGATGGAGGAATGTGTGCGGTTATGTTGCCAATAACAAGCGGTGCAGATAGCCGAATGGTTTTGTCAATAGGCAGTGATGGTGCAGGAGCAACAAATATCCTTGTTACTGGTCTTACCACAAGTTCACAAATTTATGTAGACATGACATACAGAGTATAACAGAGTATAAAGGAAAATAAAATGGCTCTACAACAAAGAAAAGTAATAAATCAAGTAGAAGTATTAGCAAATGGTGACTTACAAGTACGCTATGCAAATGAAATATATGACGACAGCATAACTGCTGTTGTTGGTGTTGGCATGGTTGGTGACGATGACTATGCGGAAGCTGTAACAGATGTTATTAATGACCCAACTTGGTCGCGTGAAGTTATTGCAAAAGGCACTACAACACCATCAGCAATACAGGCATTCTTAGACGCATCTAAAGCATAGGATTTATTATGAGCAAAGAACTGAATAAAAACATTGGCAAGTTAGAAGCACAAGTTGCTATTTTGCAAAAGACTACAACTGAACTTGCTACTGAGGTGCATAATCTATCTGCTCAAATGAACAGATGGAAGGGCGGTGGCATGGTTCTGTTAGTTATTGGTACGTCACTAGGCTTTATTGTCGATACTTTATTTAAAATAGTTGGTAAATAATATGCAAGCAGAGAAGCAAATAGAAGAACTAGAGGGTGTACAATTAGCGTATAATTGTGACGACATGGTTCGCTTGTGGGTTTCTCGTGAATTAGGCATAAGTTTAGAAGGCGAATGCAGAGCTATAGGTGCTGTATTGGACGGCAGATTAATAGCCGGGGCAGTGTTTAACAACTATGCTGGCTTTATGGTAGACATACATATTGCTACAACAGACAAAAAATGGTGTAATCGCAGAGTGCTGAAGGCTGTATTTGAAATGGCATTTAATCATCTTAATTGCATAAGAGTAAATATGATGTGCGGTAAAAACAATAAAGCAATGAGAAAATTAGCCTTACGATTAGGCTTTAAACAAGAAGGTACACATAAGATGGCACATCTGGGAACAACAGACGCAATATCTTATGGGTTATTAAAACAAAACACAAGGTGGTTATAAAATGAGTAGTCCAACAGTACAAATGCCAGCACCAGTAGATGGTGCAGCTTTAGCAGCCCAACAGGGACAAAATAATCTACAAGCTGCTATAGCCACTTCATTGTTAAATCAAACAAACGAGGTTACACCTTATGGTACGGTTTCTTATACAAGAAACAGAGGTGGTTATGCTGACACACCTACACAGCAACAAGGATCATCATCGTACCAACAAAACAGAGGGCAATTAGAAACGCAACCTGATCGTATTTATGGTGATCCAGAAAAAGGTAATATTTACCCTGAACAGTACCAAAGACCTGATGGAGCAGTATCACCATATAGGCAAAACACACCATCTAGCACTTATGATCCAATTACAGGTCAAGATACGTCTGCAAGAACAAGTGGGTATAATGCAGACGGTAGTTTTCAAATAGGTGGAATTGACGTTCCATCTTTTACAAGAACTGTAACTTTATCACCAGCACAACAAGCTAAACTTGATGCTCAAAATCGAATACAAGGGCAAACAGCAGATATTGCTGAAGGTCAACTTGGCAGAGTAGGTGAAGCTCTTGGACAAGGCATAAAGTATGAAAATTTGCCAGACATGGTTTCCAATATTAGCGGTGGACAAATACAAGGCTTTAATCCAAATGCCGGACAAGTACAAAGTCAGTTACGTCAATTTGATCCTTTAGGCGGTATTAATAATCGTAATTTACAAAGTGCTGGTGTGCAAGGTACACAAGGTAATATTAACCAGGCAGGGTTGTTTGGCATAGACCCACAGGCAGTACAAAACCAATTAGAAGGTGGTTTACAAGGCGTTACAGTTAATCAAGCACAAGGCATTAACACAGGCGGTTTACAAGACGTTAGAGATGATTTTGCACTACAAGGCAATGAATTGGAAAGAGCTACATTTGAACGTGGTAGATCATTGCTAGAACCACAATTTGGCAGAGCAATGCGTGATGCTGAAGTGCGGTTATCTGAGCGTGGGTTGCCTTTAGGTTCTGAAGCTGGTTCTGAAATATTAGGTGGTGTACAATCAGAACAAAATAGAGCCTTAAATGAATTGGCACTAGCATCAGTAGCTGCTGGACGTAATGAACAGGCAAGATTGTTTGGTCAAGATATGGCTTTGCGAGGACAACAGTTTGGTGAAAGAGCTACAGGCACACAACTTGGCAATCAAGCAATAGGTCAAAACTTTAGCCAAGATACAGGTTTAAGAGGGCAACAGTTTGGTGAGCAACAAGCTCGTGCAAGTTTATTTAATCAGGCTGGTCAGCAAGCATTTGGACAAAATACTGCTGCAAGGCAACAATTAGTCAATGAGCGAATGAACCAGGCTGCATTAGCAAACCAAGCTAATCAACAAAGATTTGCACAACAAACAGGTCTTCGTGAGCAACAGTTTGGTGAAAGACAAGCTGAAGCTGCTTTTGCTAATCAAGCACGAGGTCAGGCATTTCAGCAAGGTGCTGTGGGTGCAGAATTTGCTAACAATGCACAATCACAAAGGTTTGCACAACAACAGCAAGCCAATGCCCTTAACAACGAACTACAGGCACAGCGTTATAAGCAAGCTGCTGGTAATGCACAACTGCAAAACACAGCACGACAAAATGCACTACAAGAACAAATCTTTCAAAGAAATATGCCTCTTAATGATTTGGCTGCTCTTATGGGGCAATCTGGTGGCATTCAATTACCACAATTTGCAGCCTCACCAAATGTAGCAGTACAGTCAGGTGATCTAGTAGGAGCTTCACTAGCTGCTAACCAACAAGCAATAGATGTTGCAAAGGCTAGACAACAAGCATCAAGTGGCTTTATGGGCGGTCTTATGGAACTGGGCGGTGCATTAGGTTCTGCTGCAATTATGTCTGATATAAAATCAAAAACTAACATAAAACGTATAGGTAAATATAAAGGTCATAATTTATACAGTTATAACTACATAGACAGAGTAGGTGATTGGATTGGTGTTATGGCACAAGAAATTGAAAAAGTAATACCAGAAGCTGTGCAAGAAATTAACGGCATGAAACATGTAAATTATGGGGCTATATAATGAATAATTTAACGCCACAGCAAATGCAAGCTATCATAATGCAACAACAGCTACAACAGCAGCAACCTACTGGACTAATGCCAACAGCAAGCAATAGTGCAATGATAGCTAAATTATTAAAAGATGGTGGTGCAGCAACTCCAACAACTGATCCTCTTGCAAGCGGTATGAGTAATGCTGCTGATAGTTTAAGTGCTGGATTTGCTGCAATGCAAAAAAGAAAAGACGCAGAAAAAGCTAAAATACAACAAGATATAATAAATGCAGCTATGCAAGCTAAAATAGCTGGTACAGGAGTTAAAGCATAATGGCTGGTGAATTTTTAAAAAGCGGTGCATCTAGGTCTGAATTACTTGATGCACTTATGGACAAACAAAACCGTCAATACGCACAACAAAAAGACCCATCATCTATTGGTGAGGCTCTTGCTAGGACAGGTACAAGATTAGTTGATGCTTATTCACAAAAGAAACTTGTTGATGATGAATTAAAACGTAGGGAAGAATTAGGAGCTGTTAGCAATGAAGCAATGCAGACTTTTTTAACTGGCAGTGGTCCAGAACCAATAATTGATAATGACATTGCAGCAGTTTTGCAAGGTAATGAAATACCAAACAGCAATTTAGAAAAAAGAAGAGAACAATACGCAATAGAGCAAACAAATAATTTAAATAATGCTTTAAATCAAAATAATGCTACAAATATGAATGAAGTAACAAATATACAGCCGTATGATAATTTTGGTACAGAAGCGTTAAGAAAAAATACTGGGAAACAATACCAAAGACCAGCTGAACAAACATTAATAAATCAACAACCAATAGATTTACAAGCTGATACACCAGAAGCATTAGCAGCTAGACAAGAGCAATATTTGCAATCACAAAATAATTTTAATGCTGGAATAGTTGATCCATCTGCTATGACACAAGAAACAATGGATGGAATTGATAATGTTTCTGTTGCAAATAAATTACCACAAGAAGTAATAATAAATGAACAAAAAATTCCTAAAAAACCAACATTTAAAGGTATGACAAAAGAAGCAGCACTAGCAGCAGCACAAATTGCTGGGTTAGGTCAAGATGATAAAAATTTCTTTTATCAACAATATATTGATATACAACAAAAAGAAAAAGACACAGCTATAAAAGAAGCAGAAGAAGATAAAGCTTTTATAGAAAAAGCAATTCCAGCATATAATAAATTGGAAAGTGGTCTTTATGCTACGGATCAAATTATAAAACAAATTGACACTTTAAAAACGCATTCTGGCAGAAAAGCAGCAACTGGTTTTGGTTCAAACTATTTCACAATAGGTGGAACAGATGCTGCTAGTTTTGAAAGTGATTTGTTAAGATTACAAGCAGAAACAGCCTTATCTTCTCTAATTGCAGCTAAAGCACAAGGTGCTACATTTGGTGCATTAAGCAACGAAGAATTAGATTTACTTAAGCAAAAAATGGGTAATTTAAGAATTAGTCAAAAAGATGATGATTTCTTGGCTAGTTTAAATGAACTATACACAGATATGGTGGCTATTAGAGGACAAATACAATCTGCATATAGTAGGCAATATCAAAATAGATCAGGACAAGTATATTTACCAAACGATGTTGATTTAGAAAATAATGCTTTAAGTCCTTTTAAAGTTACTATGCCAAATGGCAATAATTTAGCAAACAATGCCGAAAGTTTAATGGATATGTATGCTAAAGAAAATAGTTATATGGGGTACTAAAATAATGGCTAAAACATTTACATATCAAGAATTATTAACTGCAATGGAAGCAGCACATAATGCAGGGGATTTTGCAGCTGCAAAAGGTTTGGCTGTTCGAGCTAAAGAAGCACAAGGTTTGGAGCAAAAAGGTAAAGATCAAGGTTACATAACTGGAGCAATTGATCAATTTACAGATGCTGTAACTTTTGGACAAAACGCAAAACTTGCTGGTTTAGACGCTGCTTTAATGGGAAGAACACCAGAAGGTGATTATTTTAACTATGATGAAAGTTTTAAAAAACGATATAACGATGCAGTACAAGCTGAAAGATTAACAATGAAAGGGTTTAGTCAAGAAAACCCTAAAACAGCTATAGGTGCAACAATAGCAGGGGCAGTTTTGCCAGCCATTGTAGCCCCTGCTGTCGGGTCTGTTGGTTTAACCAATGCAGCAACAAGAGCATTTCCTAAAGTTATGGGTGCAGTAGGGCAAAATGTAGGACGTGGTGTAGCAGCAACAGCAGAAGGTGCTGGAATTGGGGCTGCATACGCTTCTGGTGCAGACGAAAATATTTTAGAAGGTGCAAAATCTGGTGCTTTATTTGGTCTTGGGGGAAATCTTGCTGGTAGAGCTATTGGTGGCACAGCCAGCGGTATAGCAAATAGAGCAAGAGGTGCTGATATTATAAGTAAAGCACCATCACAAAAGTTGTTAAGAAAAAATGCTAATAAAGCATATAAAGACGCTGATGAAGCTGGCATACGGTTTTTAGCAAAACCTTTTGCACAATTTGCAGTAAAAGTAAGAAAAGACATTAAAGAAGCTGGAGCTTTTAATAGAGGAACACCTAAAACAATGGGAGCTTTAGATGAAATTGATAGTTTTGTAGGAACAACACCAACTTTTCAAAATTTGTCACAATTAAGAGCTGTCGCTAAATCTGCTGCTGGTGATATAGACCCAAACGAAGCTAGACTTGGAGTAAAATTAATAAATTATTTAGATGACTATGTTGATAAAGGTAGTTCCTTTTTAGGTGACAAAGGTAAATTAGGCAGACAATTATGGGGTAGAACAAGGAGAGATGAATTACTAGAGGATATAATAGAAAAAGCTAGTAGAAATACAAGCGGTATAGAGCAAGGATTGCGAGTTGGTTTTAGAAGTTTATTAGCTAATAAAAAATTAAAAAGAGGTTTTAGTCAAGCTGAATTAGATACAATGAAACGTATTGTTAATGGAACTGGTACTACAAATATGTTAAGGGCGATGGGTAAACTTGGATTTGATATGCAAAGAACAATACCAAACGTAGTAGGTGGTGGTGTTGGTGGCGGTATAGCTTTTGCTTTGGGTGGTCCTGTTGGAGTTGGAGTGCAACAAGGAGCATCTATTGGGGCAAGAAGAATAAATGAACAATTAGCTAAAAGAAATGCTGATGTATTAAGAGCAATGGTTCGTAGTGGTATTGATAAAGGAAAAATAAGTGCAACTAAAGCTGCTTTAGAAAAAGCAGGAAATAATGAAACATTAGCACAAACTATAATTCGTTCTTCTGGAGTTATGGGTGCAGATCAATACCGATAAAATATGGAAATTTTTAACCTTATAACAGAACTAGGGCTGCCAATAGCAAGCGGTCTAATTATGGGTTACTTTATATTTTTAGTAATGAAGCAGTTAATGTCTGGTTTAGTAGGTGAAATACAAACTGTTCAAGCTATATCTAAGATGTTAATTACTAGGGCATCAATTATGAATAACGATATGATACGCATTGATGTTAGTATTTGTTCTGCTTTACAGTTACCGCTAGATTTGTCCAGGGTGGCAAGAGCAGAGAATTTTGTTGAGGATGGTAAGATAGATGCAAGGCGTGACTAATGGATATAGTCAAATTAGTTTCTGAGTTTGGCTTCCCGGTTGTCATGGCTGCCGGTCTTGGTTATTTTGTTTATTTTGTATGGCAGACAATTACCAATGTTATAGACCCTGCTGTACAAGACATGAAAGGTACAATTATACGTTTAACAGATCAATTAAGATTGTTAGACCAGGACATGATTAGATTGCAAGAAAAACTAAACACTGCTTTAAAGTTACAGGATCAATATGAAGACAATAATTAACATAATTATTTTATATTTGCCGGTGGTAGTTGCACAAGCAGATACAATAACACACAAGTTTAAATCGCCTTCTTTCAATGGAATGAACACAAGTAGTCATTATTTAACCATTGAAAACCAAGAACATACACGAGTGCTAACGATTAAAGAAGAAGTACAAGCACTACAAGATGAGATTGCAAGAGATAAAGATAACACAACATTAGCAAGGTTTATTCGCAACTTGGAGAGCCGTGTGTATGCACAACTGTCAAGACAGATGGTTGACAATCTTTTCGGGGAAACACCAAAAACAGAAGGCACTATAGAATTAGAAGGAAACACTATTTCATATGGTAGTGATGGTGATTTTATAACATTAACGGTGGTTGACTCAGATGGCACTACGACTAACATTACCTTGCCTATTGGTTCTTTTACTTTCTAACTGTGTTGCCTTTGATCAGTTCGATGATACTTACCAACAAAGGTATCAGGCAAATAATGTAGTTAAAATAGAAGAGTTGCGTACAAAAGAATTATTTAACGCAGTGCAGCCAAAAATAAAACCAGTTGTTGCAGTTTACGCATCGTCTTTTACAGATCAAACCGGACAACGTGCAAGCAACTCAGAATTTGCTTTGTTTAGTACAGCACTAACACAAGAGCCATCTGCCCTGTTAATTCGTGCTTTAAAACACGCTAGTAATGGACAATTTTTTAGAGTTGTTGAAAGAGTAGGATTAGATAATTTAACTAAAGAACGACAGCTAATACGGTCAGCAAGGGAGCAGTTTAAAGAAAAGTCTAACCCATTACAACCATTACTGTTTGCTGGTGTATTGCTTGAAGGGGCAGTTATAGCGTATGACACCAATTTGACTACAGGCGGTATTGGTGCTAGATATTTAGGTATAGGCAAGAGTGTACAGTACAGAGAAGATAAGGTTACAGTGTCTTTACGAATGGTATCTGTTGCAACCGGAGAAGTGTTGATAGAGGTCTTAACCCACAAGACTGTATTTAGTTACGGACAATCAGAAGACGTATTTATTTTTTTAGATATGGGTACAGAGCTTTTAGAAATTGAGGTTGGTAATTCAAGAAACGACTCAATTACAGTAAGTTTAATGATGGCAATAGAAGGTGCGGTTTTAAAGTTAATTAATGAAGGCTATGAGAGGGGTTTTTGGACTCATGACAAACAAGTTAATTAGTGTTGTTTTTGCATTTACAGTATTTAGCACAAGCTATGCACAAGACAATGAAATCTATGTAGATCAGTCAGGAGCTACTGCAAACATAGATTTTGAGCAACTAGGCACAAAAAACCTTATTACAGGCTTGACAGGCGTTTCTGGGACACCTACAGCATTAGATTTAGATGGTGCAACAATGACTTTAGACATTAATATGATTGGCGATACAAACAAATTTCTTGGTGATATGTGGGCTGATACATTTATTGGTAATTATAATTTTACAGGCAGCACAAATACATTTACTTTAAAAATTGACCCAACTAATACTTATGGTGCAGACAGCAGTAACCAAAATGTACAAGTAACAGGTAGCAGCAATACTTTTGTCTTAAATCAAGGCGTGACAGCACTAGCAGACAGCCTAGACCTTGACTGGTTAGTACAAGGAAGTAACAACACAATTACAGCTAATATAGATATTGATAATGCAACTAACTTTATGGATATTGACGGTTCTGATAACACTGTTACTTACGATGGTGACGGTGTTACAGCTAGTGCAGGGGGTTATATGTATTTAGATCATACCGGTGGCAGCAGAACCTTTAACATACAACAGAAAAGCACCTTAAACAATGATTGGGTTAAGATTAATTCTACTGGTAGCAATGGTACTGTTTGCGTTATCCAAAACGATCAAGGCACAGCAGTCGGTTGTTGATATAGGCGGTGTATCTGAGTTAAACGGCAATGCCCAGGTACTACGTGACCAGCCGTATAATGCAACAATAGACTTTGCCATACAAAGCAACGATGAGGCTGTTACTACAGACGGTAGAATGGCTATTACATTTCTAGATGACAGCACAGTTAGACTAACTGAACATTCCCAACTTTATATAGACGAATACATTTACGATTTAGACCCATCTAAATCTAAAATGGCACTTACGTTTGGCTTAGGCACAGCCCGGTTTATAACAGGTAATTTAAATCGTATATCTAAACAAAACATAAAATTAAAAACACCGACAGCTAACATTGCTATACGAGGCACAGACTTTACAGCAACAGTAGACGAGCTAGGACGCAGCCTGATCATTTTATTACCTAACGAGTTTGGTCTTTCAAGCGGTGAAATAGAAGTTGTAACAGCTATGGGTAGTGTCCTTCTAAACAAACCTTTTCAAGCCACAACTGTATCTGTATTTGAGTCAGCTCCTAGTAGTCCTGTTATACTAGACCTATCACTAGATATGATAGATAATATGCTAATTGTTTCACCACCAAAACAAAACGTAGAATTTATTGAACAACAAACTACACAGACAGCAAATATATTAGATTTTAATGGTTTAGATATAGATTATTTAGCCGAAGATTATTTGGCAGAAGACGAATTAGAATTTACAGAGTTAGACATTAACTATTTAGATGTAAATTTTTTAGAAGACTTATTAAATGTTATTGATGCACTTGCTGTTACAAAACAAGAAGACGCATTGGTTAGCACAGGCATTGTTAAAGTTATAGGAACAGAATTTGGACAGGATAAAGATACGCAAATTACTACTTTTATCACTGGTGAAATATTAACTCTACAAAGAAATGTAGGCAATTTTGCAAGAATAGATACAGATAAAGCAAATGGTTTCACAATAATATTTATGCAAGATGGTGTCACAAAAGTAGTTACTGTAAATGGCGGTGGTAATAGCACTATAAAAATGAGCCAGGGTGGATGAAATACATACTATTTATATTGTTAGCGTTGCCAATGTTATTACAAAGC